AGCCAAGTTTGCACACAGTTTTTGACTTAGAAATATTGATAGGAAGATTAATCTTCCTACAGTATTCTTGGTAACTATTGTGAATATCATATATCCACAGGTCATCACCCACTTTACCGTAAAGAGGTGAAAAGCTGGGACTATTCCCACTTTTCTTTCCTTCACGTTCATACATGAAATGTATGTAGAGGTGGTCTGTCAAAGTTGCAATATCGAATGATCCGTTAGTCCCCATACCCTGGCCTTGTCCATATTTAATATGGGCACCAGTATTGGAGATGTACCATGTACAATGGACAGTTAACTGTCCCCATACTTCAGCTACCCCTTTAGAAAAGATCTCTCCCATTACTACCTTTTGAAGGTCATGGTGGAATCGATCAGTCCAAGCACTTATATCGTAGCATTTAAATTGACCTATGTCAAGTTTAACTCCACAATATTTGTCCTTGTTTACGCACATACTCTGAACTTCAATCATTCGGGTAACCCCTTTTGATTGGTCCATTCTGTAATCCATAGGGAAACAGAACTTAGTCACAGCTTGAATGTGTGCCCTAACGGGCTCCATTAATAGCTGCGTCCAGAAATCTGGTATGGCCACAATTCGGGTTTTGAATCCGTCATCTGGCACTGCGACTAATTTTCTAAGTAACACCTTGTTTAAGTTTAATTCATCTCGCTTATCGGGCACAGGAATTAGTGCCAGCCTATTAACGTATTCAGAAATTACACCTAGGCCCAGTCTTGAAGATAGCTTCGAGAATGGTTGCCAAAGTGTGTCGTTTCTCAACTCAATCGCCTCACTATGTGAAGACTCTAGTTTAGGTAAACCGTTGGGACCGTTCTTTTTTACATTAAAACGGTAATTCTCAAAGTTCACCGAACTAGGATCGAATTGGGGAAATCTACTTTTCTTTTTGTTAGCGGATATATATTCTCTAACATAAGTTTCGAATTCCTCAATGAATACAGAATCGATGATCGTCTTCTTCTTATTTATTGATTCAAAATTTGGATCACTAAGACCTTCAAACAATCTATGAATATTCATAATTGTAAGAATGACCTGGTACTTCTCGTTTTGGGATTCTCCCTCTTCGATAGAAGTTAGGTAAAGACGTATGTAATCACTGAAGGTTACAGGAAAATCCTGTCGCCTGTCAGCAAGACATGATGGGATCTTGAATTTCTCGCTTATGGCTATCCATTCGAGAGGTTCCGGATTTCGTCCTTCGACTAATGCTAAGGTATAATCTTTTATAAGATTAATCCTCTTCGCGCCCACGGTAAAACCGTTTTCGCGGATCAGCTTCTGGATTTCCATCCTCCAAGAATAAACCCAAGACATATATATGTCTGGGTCGTACTCAGGATCCATGGCGTGCAATACTGCACCCATGTTTCCAATTTTGGGCTTAAACTCCCAGATCGTGTGGGCCGGTACCTTTTTACGGGTATTTCGGCTTTTCTTGCTGGATGTAAAGCGCGGTTTTGGACGTTTCTTATTACCCTTATTGCCATCAGACGATTTCTCGCCTAATATTAGTTTTTTATTCATTTTTTGTATAATAAATTAATAACTACGGCGTTAACTTGATAGAGACCTCGATGAGACCTCAACATTGAGTGATACCGCAATTTATGGGTAGTCGGCCGGAGCACCACCGTCTAACGATGGGTCCTTTCTTATCCCGGTATAACAGATGCGAATCTGCCAGACCTTCGTCGCCTTCCGGGGAGAGATAACTCTC